ATTTATCTCAAGGATATACTTGAGAGCGGGATTGGTGTAAAAGCAAGTAATTATGCCAAGAATATCAGCGAACCTATTGACAAGAGTCTCTGTTTAATGTCGCGTGATTATAAAGGGTTTGGTCATCAATGTATGAATGGCGTTATAGAAAGAGAGAAAAGCCAGACTATTTTAGCGACCATTTATAAAGAAAACACAAAAAGCATGGTCAAGAGAAACAAAACTGGTCTTATAGTCATTGATAAACCTAAATCTTGTGCCATGAGGGGTAGATACCAAAAAGATAACTCTATCAAGCAAAATGTTGAGGTTAGAAAAGACGACAAAACAAACAGCTTGACTACTGTGCAAAAAGATAGCTTGATACTCCAGAGAGGTGAAATCAGAAAACTCACACCACTTGAGTGCGAACGGTTGCAATCATTAGATGACAACTGGACAAAATATGGCAAGTTAGATGGAAAGGAAATAGAAATATCTAATACTCAACGCTACAAGCAATGCGGTAATGGCTTTAATTGTGAGGTAGTGAAAGAGATTTTATATCAAGTATTTGACAAGGAAAGATAATACGGATATGTTCGAGATAATCTCAAGCTCTGAAAGGAGGAGATAGAAATGTTCCCTAAGTATCTTTACACTCAGGAGAAGATAACATGGGACGAGTATGTGAAAAGAAAAAACCTCAAGGCAGAAAAGGCTTTTCACATCTACCGAGTAATCAAAGATTACTTCGTGAGCAAGAACCAGGAGCTGCCAGACGGCGTGGCCTACTTCTCAGAAGCTGGGTGGGACGACATGAGAGAAAGGGCAATGAAACGCTGGAAAGAGCTAACTGATTTAACATTCGAGGACTGGGCTTGAGACACTATGGGAGGGGCTCAATACCCCTCCCCACTTTATATGAAATACGAGACACTATCATTTGACCCAAAAGAGATTGACTATAAGCCACAAAAAGGCACGCTAGAATCTCTTGAGTTTTTTGCATTTGAGGAAGACAATGGCAAAAAGATTAAATGGACACCAGGACAGGTAGAGATAATAGATTGTGTGATACATCGCCGTGCCCCAGATGGTAAAAACCGGATTCAATGCTTGTGTATGACACGTTATGGAAAATCAGTATCAGTTGCAGCAGGTTTGCTCATTTTAGCATCTTGCCAAACTCACAAAATAGCTATTGTTGCCGGAAAAAAAGAGCACGCCCAGATTATCATGGAAAAAATGATTATGTTGGGTCTCAATTGCCCCTATACAAAAGACTTATTTGAGAAAGGTACTACAGATGCTGACCGCTTGCGTGATAGAAAAGCCTCAGACCGCATCTTTTTCTCAAGTACAAAATCAGAGATACAAACTTACTCTGCTGAGAGCAACAGAAATGAAATCTCAGGGTCGCTTATGGGTTTTGGTGCAGACACGCTGATTGAGGACGAGAGCGCATGGATACCAGATTTTATTCAGGGTACTGTTGGACGTATGCTTGGAGACCATGCAGAAGACAGCTTTATGATAAAGATTGGTAACCCATTTTTCAGAAATCACTTCTGGAGAACCTGGAATAGCGACCGCTATTACAAGATTTTCATTGATTGTTATCGCGCGCTTAGAGAGGGTCGTATTACTCAGGACTTTATAGACGAGCAAAAAGAAGAAGATAGGGCTATGTTCGAGATAAACTATGAATGTAAATTCCCGCCAGAGGGTATTGTGAGCGGTGATGGCTATATGAACTTGATAACCACTGAGATGTTGTATGAAGCTCAAGATAGACAGCTAACAAGTGTGGGTACACCAAAACTAGGTATTGATGTTGCCAGGTCTGGTCGTGATTTTAATGTGATAGTCTTGAGAACTGATAATGTGGCCACCGTGATTAAAAAGTGGCAAGTGCCACCATCAACAAATACAGCCATTGATAGTGTAATTGCAGATGCAATTATCGAAGTAATTAAAGAATACAATGTCAGACCTTGTGATTGTTATATTGATGATACAGGCGTTGGCGGCGGTGTTACAGACTTCTTAAAATACAAAGGCTACACAATCATACCGGTTGTTCTGGGTAACTCTGCTAAAAATAAGGACGAGTATATCAATTTGCGGGCAGAACTTTATGCGGGTAAGGGAGGTCTTAAAAACTGGTTAGAGATGGGTTCTGCTCTCAACCCATCAAAAGAGTGGGACGATATGTTGTCTATCAGATACCGCAAAAACCCGGTTGGCAAAATACAGATTGAAAGTAAGGAAGATATGAGAAGACGTGGTATTCACTCACCAGATGTTACAGATGCACTAGTCCTCACATTTGCGGGTAACTTTATGAATGGTAGTAGTAACTACTATGTTCCTCAAGAAGTATACGACAATGAGGGCAAATTCGATTATTAAAAAATTGCCCCTTGACAAATGTAAATGATACCGATATATACGGCTTAAAGTCTCTAACCTGGACGATAAAACGACCAGACGAGCAATTAAATTAAAGTCTCTAACCTGGACTCAATGCAGACCAGACGAGCAGCAAAAACTATTAAGTAGTTTTGTCTCGTCTGTTTTTTTGTAGATGAGGCAAAAAGGAAAGGGGCTAAATGCCACAAACATACGCAACAATGGCTGGTGAAGCGTTTGCTAAACAGCTAATGCGAAACTACATTGCTACCTCCTGCGCCCGTGAGGTAACGAATCAAGACTATGAGGGCGAACTCAAACGTGTGGGAGACACCGTCCACATCAATAATATTCAAGTCGGTGATTGGACACAAGCAAGCGGTGATTTGGCTTCGTTTGTTAGCTGGAACAGCTTAAACGAACAACCTACCACCATGACTGCTGACCAGTATTATCAATTACAATTTGCGGTGGGTGATTATGCTCGCGTGAAGTCTTGGATTAAAGACCCACAAGGTTCTGCCCTTGACGATGCAGGTCGCAAATTGAAAGTTCAGGTTGATAAATCAATCTTCGGCCTTTATGGCGATGCTGCCGCCGGTAACTGGATTGGTACTAGCTATTCAACTGGTACTGTTGCCGTTGCTGCGACAACTGGTGCTGTAACTGGTACTGGTACAACCTTTACTTCTGACATGGTTGGTAAGCCATTCAAAGCTGCCGGTCATACCAAATGGTATCGTGTGAAAACCTACACTAGTGCCACCTCTATCACTATTGAAGATGATTTAGATGATGAAACTAGTGCTTACACCGGTGGTGCGATTAGCGGTGGTGCTTCTTATGAAATTCAAGCTAACACTCCACTCCAAATCACGAACAGCAATCTCTGGACTACCTTGCTCAAAGTCAAGACTATCTTCGACGAGAACAATATCCCAGAAACTGACCGTGCGATTGTGTTGCCACCAGTTATCACCAATATGTTCGCTGATGCTCAACAAATTGACCGCGCTCGTTTGAGTGTCGATGTCATGGACAGATTGAAGCTCAAGGGCTATGTTGGTGAATATCTCGGCATCAAAATCTACATGAGCAACAACCTCACCAAAGACAGCTCTGGTAACTACTACGCTCTGGCTATGCACAAGAGCTGGTGTACTATGGGCTTGGCTTTGAACGAATCCGAAGTTTGCCGAATTGAGATGGGTCATGGTTATGGCTACAAATCTCTGGCTCTCTGGGGTCGTAAAGTTGCTGATGTCCGCCGTCCAGCAGGTATCTGCTTATACGTAACTACCTAATTTTAGGCTTAGAACTGGAGGGGGAGGCTCACCCCGCCCCCTCCAGATGAGCAATTAGAAAGTAATTAAATGAAAAGAACTGAATTTCACACCAGAGAAAATGTAAAAATCCGAGTATGGGACAAAAACGGCAATCCGATTAAACTTTTCAAGAGAAACGAGCTTTTACATCGTCTGTTTGGTCTCAATGTTGGCCATTTTGTGAACGAGCTGAGTTTAGCTAATGTGGTTGTCAATGGCGGCTTAGTTGCTTTAGGTACTGCTGCTTTTGATAGCGGTGATTCAACCAAATTTACTTATATCGCCGTTGGCTCTGGTAATACTGCGGCCGCCGCAACAGATACAGCTTTGGAAACTGAACTGACAAGTAATGGTATGGCACGTGCTGCTGGTACTTATTCTCAGGCTACAACCTCAGTAGCTAACGATACAAAAGTTATCAGCCACACTTTTACTGCGTCTGGAGGTTCTGCGACTATTGCTGAGACCGGTGTGTTTTCAGCAGCTAGTGCTGGCACAATGATGAATCGATTTGTGTTGCCTTCTGCTATCACCATCAGCGATGGTTCGAGTATCCAAATTGCACACGAATTCCAAGTAGCAAGGAGTTAAAAATATGGATAATACGCAAAATTTTGTGACGGGTTCGGTAGTTGCTGCACCCTCACCTGCGACCTCAGGTACATCAGTAACGGTCAGTAACGGCTCATTGTTTCCAGACCCGACCTCGTTCGGTGCGTATAATCTCTGTTTATGGTCTCAGGCCGGCGACCCTACACCTACAACCTGCGAGATTGTTAGGGTTACGGCCAAGACCACTTCTGGCAGTAATGCCGTTTTGACAATTACACGTGCCCAAGAGGGGACATCAGGCTTGAGTGTTGCTACAGGTTGGAAAGCATACTACAGCTTAACTCAAAAATATTTTGATGACCTTGAAACTGCGTTGGCTGGCAAACAAGATACTCTCACGGCTGGTTCTCACATCAGCATTGTTAGTTCAACAATTAGTGCAACCTACTCAAATTTTACAGGTACTGATGGAGTAGATGCTGGAGCGGCTGGTTTAGTGCCCGCACCTGCTACTACTGACGCTGACAAATTCTTGAATGCAGATGGTACATGGAGTGGAGCTATCCCAACCTACTCAGTAGGTAGCACCGAGTGGGATACAGAACCGACTTCAGCAAGCACAAAAGCGGTTACTTCTGGAGGAGTATATACAGCTCTTAATCAATCGGCAGCAAGTATCACATTTAAAAACACAACTCCATCACCTAACACTGATACACAATTGCCTTTTAATACTTTGACTAGTCTTCGAGGTTCTGATTTTTCTCTTGATGTCTCAGACAATCTTGTTTGTGGTGTGGCGGGTATTGTGCAAATCAGTGCTAATATCTCACCTAGCCAATCTGGTAACGGATTGATATATGTATATCAAAATGGGAGCAAGATTTTCAATACAAATTTTGTAACAGGTGGAGTCAACTACTATTCTGTTTCTTTGCCTGCGATTTTTGTCTCGGTCTCTGCAAATGATACATTGAGTATTTATACTCGCGTGTCTGCGGGAACTATCAATGGAGACCAGTCTGTCAATCGTTGCTTTGTGAGATATATCTAGAAAGGTTATATGTACTGCCAATACGACCCTAAATGGAAGAACGAAATACTAGGGACTGGTGGTACTACAATCGGAGGTTATGGTTGTAACATAACCTCTCTTGCCTATGGGCTATATCAACATGGCTACAACTATAATCCGAGAACTCTAAACAAGCTTTTTATAGAGAATGGAAGTTATGTGAACCGCAATCTGCTCCAAGCAGATGTAGTAGCCTCTAAGAATCCGTCTATGTTTGTTACAGGACGTAAAGAGGAGTGGAATGACAATAAGGTAAAACAATATCTACTCAATGAATACAACAATTACATTGTTATCGGAGAAGTTGATGCTAGAGGTATTAATGGGAGCGGACAACATTTTGTGTTGCTTCTCGACCTTGTTCTCAATAAAAATGGCAGTATCCAAAATACTCTCATAGGAGACCCCTGGGGAGGTTTAGAAAATCTGGTAACTATCAGATATGCTGAGTATGGTTGTATCGAAAGTTTGCGGGTGTATCAGGTTAAATCTAAAAACAATGGAAATCAGCAGTCGGGAGGTGCGACTGATAATGGCGGAGTCCTAGAAGGAGATATTATGTACAACGACTTCTTAGATGTGGATAATTTTGAGGCTGGTGAGCGTAAACTCATTGAGCATCTTGGTATCAATGGCAAGAAATGCGCTTGGGGTGATGCTTCTGGCGATGGCGGCGGTTATCTTGGGAGCGAACGGCGCAAGGTTAAAAAGCTAGAAGAAGAAAACTCGGACTTGAGCAAACAAGCAGAAAAAGACCGGCAAGAGATTGGCAAACAACTCAAACAAATAAACGAATTGCAGGGACAAGTGAGCACGCTCGACCAAACACTCATTGATAAAAATAAGTTAATTGACGAGCTTTACTCTAAACTGGATAATTCTGGGCTTGACGAGCTAAAGGCTAGGATTGACCAACTCCTAAGTGAAGTGGCCTTAAAAGACCAAACAATTGAAAAATTAGAGGCAGAAGTTGAATACTACAAGAACCAAAGCAGTAGTTGCGAAACTAAACCGCTCTGGGAGCAGATAGTGGAGAGATTAAAGGAGCTTTTTGCATGACAAAGTGGGTTTTTAACTTTACTTGGGGGGCAATAGTCTCGGCTACTATGTGGGCTTTTGGCGAGCTAGACAAGCTCTTTTATGGTCTTATCTTTTTCTTGATAACCGATTGGTTTACCGGCATGACTGCTGCCTGGCTTAAAGGGGAATTGTCAAGTAAAGAGGGAATTAAAGGAATTATCAAAAAAGTGGGAACCCTGCTTTTAGTAGTGGTTTGTTTTCAGGCAGATAAGATAGTACCGGCAATTGCGGGCTGGGAAGCACCATTGAGAGATGTAACCATATCAGCCTTGATTGTGAACGATTTTATATCCGTGATTGAGAATTTGAGCGAATGGGGTGTGCCTATACCAGATGTGATTGCACAAAGGTTAGCACAACTTAAAGGCAAGAAAAAGGAGGAAGAGTAATGCTTGGTTTTGATTACACAGGGCAAACTTATTTAGCTTCTTTCCCTCTTGGCAAGTTCATTGTCGATGTGGTTGAAAGACTTAATGTCAACGATAATATCAAAACATTTGCTTATCATGTTTTGAGCAATCTTGAGGAAATAGATGTTGAAGATGATGTTAATACTATTGTAGGACAGTTTCTAGAGATTATTGAGGCGATGAATATATCAGACAACATCGAAATGGGCTTTATAATCGTGGCACTAGAAGCGGTGATTATTTATCAAAAAAACATTTATCCGTTGGTTACATTTTTTCTTAATGAAGTTTCTTACATACAAGATGCTTTTGAGCACCTAAACATACTTCTCGTACAAGAGATTATATCGCTTTTTGGCCTTCTCAAGATAGACGGCAAAGAGGTTTTGGAACTTTGGAGGAAGTGTTATGAAAAATCAATTGCAGTAGTTGAGAATATGTATCAGAAGTTTAGGAGATAAAAATATGGCAACAAGTCCGGTATACAATCTAACTTCTTTTGTAGGAGGAATCAGTGATTTTACAGATAAAGGGATAGCTGGGAGCGGACAATGGTCGTCCGGTCTTGAAATACGCTCAGGAGATGATTCTCTCACTTGTAAACAAGCTCTAGTACAAGAGGGGGAGGGAGTTTTTGAGGACTTGGTACTCTGGTTTGTGCCAGCACCAGACGGCAATTGTTATGGTTTTGGTGATACAGGAAGAATATATAAACGGACTTCTGCCGGGGTATGGACTAAAGTATATACAGAACCAACTGGTAAAATCAAGGGGGCAGCGTTATCCTATCGATATATCTCTGCAAATAGCTACAAGCCCTACTTGTTTTGGGCGACTGACACCAGACTTAATCGAAAAGAGATACCAGGACAGAGCAACTGGTCAGATGTCAATGCGTCGGGGCCAGGCACAGGCGAAACTTATCCGAAAAATAACCTTATGCCAGCTGATTGGCACTATATGAGGGTGGTCA